AAGGTGCTCGGCGGCATTAAGGACTTGTTTTCTCTCTTCAGAGGCGGTCCCTTGATGGCCGCTGCCGGAGCCGGTGGGATAGGTGCGCCGGTGCCGGTCGACGTTGTGAGAGGGGTAATGCCGGGAGCGGGATCAATCGCAACCTCCATGGGAAGCCTTGAGAAGGCGCTTGTTTTAGCCAGCAAAGGAATGCTTGTTGCCGGAGTCGGAGCGACTGCCTATGCCATCGGTACCTTGATTGAGAAAAACTTTATCAAGGGAAAACTGGGAGAAAAAGCATACGACATCATTAATTACTCTCCCCACAGTCCTCAGAACAACATCAATTTGGAAATCAATATCGATGAAAAAGGCCGTGTCCTTACCAAAACCGACATGCGAACCCGTGCGGCGTTAAAGGTTGCTCGGAAGAAACGGGGGGATTTCGATGGCTGATCGCTACAACGCCAGGCTGGGGGAATATGAACTGGAGATGGAGACTATTTCCGACTCCTTTCCCAGTGCCATTATCAAACATAAATACCCCTACGTTAACGGCGCCGATCTCGAAAACATGGGGCAGGATGAACACACCATCACTGTCCGCTGTTATTTCCTCAATGAGAGTTATGACCTGCACTTCGATCTTTTAAAGGTCCTTGAAAAGCGGGAGCGCCTCGAATTCCTGCACCCCTTTTACGGCCTCATGACGGGAGATGTGGAGAATATCACCGTCCGCCATGACGACCGGAAAGAGACGGCGGAGATTGACCTCACCTTTATCGAGCAGCTCAGGGGCAAGATAGAGCCCCTTTCCTCATCCGATATCGCCTCCGAAACGGAGGCAATATTCGAGGAGGCCATGGAAGAGCAGACAGCGGCGGCGGTATCGGCCATGACTTCGGCAGTGGGCGCGGAGGCTGCCGGGATGGCCGCACAGGCCCTCGATCCCGGGCTCGGTATTCTAGCGCAATTTACCAGCATCACCGGCGCTGCCCGGGCTTATGTGAAGAAGGTCGACAAGCTTGTGGCCACCCTGGAGGGAACGCTGGCCACCATCGCCAACCCGGCCAACTCGCTTATCTCCACCATCGACTATGCCGCCAACCTGCCGGGGCGGATGCTCGGCTCCGTGGCGGCTACCATGGAGCGCTATTCTGAACTCTACAAGACCATTGCCACCGCGCCGGACCAGTTTGTCCGGTCCTTTACCAACGGCATGGCCGAACTGGAGGCCTCTCTCGATATTACGACAAGCGGCGGTATTTACAGCGCGGCAGAGGCCGCGGCTGCCGACAGCATGCTTACCCAAATCCGATCGGCGGCGGCGCTCAGGATCGGCCTCGATGTGGCCTATTTTTACGCCGATGACCAGGAGAAGCGCCGCGAGGTGAAAAAGCAGGAAGGGAGCGAAAGCTTTGACAGCGCCGGGCGCTATGTAAAAACCGCCGCCCTGCCGGACCTGCTCACCGTCGATGATATCGAAAAATCCCTGGCGGCGGCCCGGGAATATATGCAGACCCTCATCGACAGGGACCGGACGCTCCAGTCACTCAAATCACTGGCGCTGGCGCTCCAGGAGCATGCCTGGCAGATCAAGCTGGAGAGTGAAAAGCTTGTGACTGTTACCGTCGACAACGCCCTGCCGCTCCATCTTGTTTGCCATATGAACGGCCTGCCCTACAACTATGCGCCACGGATTTTATCGGTCAATAACATACAAAACCCGAACTTTGTGACAGGGGAAATAAAAGTTTATGCCAAATAATAATGACACCGTTTATCTCGAAATCGGCGGTAAAAAGATCGAGTACTTTATCAGCTACAGCATCGAGAGCAACCTCTTTGTTGCCGATGATCCCTTTACCCTGGAACTGGCCAACCCCGGCGTCAAAATCACGCCGGGCCAGCAGTGCAAACTCTACGTCAATGACTCTCTGGAGCTGCACGGCATCATCGACAGGCGGGAGCGGTCGAGCGAAAAATCGAGCAGGACCCTTACCATTTCCGGGCGCGATTTGATGGGTCTGGTTGTCGACGCCTATGCCGATAATTTTGTCGAGCTGAACAACGTCAAACTGAGGGACCTGACGGAAACGCTCCTCAAGCCGATCCCTTTTATCAAGCGCAAATCGGTGATATACGGCAAGGGCGACAAGGACCGCGCCGTGGCCATCACGAAAACGGAGGAAGAATACGATATCTCCCAGATCGAGCCGGGGCAGACCGTCTTCGAGGCGCTTAAAAACCACGCCATGAGCCGGGGGCTCCTTTTCTACTGTGACAGGAACGGTATCTTTGTCTACGGGTCACCCCTTACCAAAGGGAAGGCGCTTTTTAACCTGGTAAGGCGATTTGACAGCAAGGGGAATAATATTAAAAAAGGGACCGAGGTGGACGATATCTCGGGCCGCTATAAAACGATAAAGGTTGCCGGGCAGCAGCAGGGCTCCGATGCAACTGCCGTGGGGGAACATAATTTTGATGGCATCGCCGTTGATCCCTCTTTCCCCTTTGAAAAGACCTTTGTGGCCACCGTCGATGACGGACAGGACCCGGATAAATACGCCGCCATCCTTATGAGCAAGCAGATCTTCGAGGGCTATCAGCTCGACTATACAGTGAAGGGACACAGCCAGGGGGACCGCAACTGGCAGGCAAACGCCATCTGTCACGTGGAGGATGAGGACCTTGAGATCGATGGCGATTTCCTCATCTACTCCAGGGCCTTCACCCGCTCCAAAGCGGACGGGACGGAGACGGCCCTTAAACTTTCAAAGTTAGGAGCGCTGCCGGCATGATGAAAGTAATCAGAGCAGTCGTATCAGGCGTTAAAGAGGGGGCCATAAAAATCTTTTCCGGTACCGGGAGAATCAGGGAGACCTTTTCAAAGCGCGAATATATGCAGCATTACGGCTTTACATCGAGGCCTCTCCAGGGCGGTGAGGCGATCCTCCTGAAGGACGGGAATGTGGTCTATGTCATCGGCTCCGATGACCGGCGCTACCGCATAGCGCTCCAGGAGGGGGAAGTGGCCCTTTATACCGATGAGGGGGACAAGGTGCATCTGAAGCGGGGCGGGAATATAGAGATCACTGCCGGAACGAAGATAACGCTAAACGCACCTGCCGTGGAACTGGGTGACGGGACGTTATATAAGCTCATCGATGAGCGGTTTAAAACGCTCTATGACGGGCATACCCATAGCGGCGTTACCGCCGGAGCCGGGGTGACTGGAGCGCCTGTCGTTCCCCTCGATCTCTCCACCAATGCGACGACAAAAACGAAAGGAAGCTGATGGACTATAAAATCGACATAATTGACGGCGTCCCTCAAATGACGTTTGAAAAGTCGGGCAATAATAACCTGGTCAACAACATCTACCTGAGCCTGGCCATTAAACGTGGCTCCTGGTGGTTCGATCCCGAATTCGGTTCCCGGCTGTACCTTGTCAGGAAGAACAACCCGAAGGCCCCGGCCATGGTGAAAGAATACATCCGCGAGGCGACGCAATGGATTATCGATGCGGGCAGGGCCAAAACGATCAATATCACTGCCTGGCGCGACGAGGCGGACCGCCACCGGATTAATTACCACATCGAGGCCATCGAGGCCGACGGCAACGTGACAACCTTTACCTGGTATAAGGAGCTGATATGACATTCAAGAGCTTTGATGAACTCTTTGACGAGATCCTGACGGATTATAAGAACCAGTTTCCCGGGGCCGATACGTCGAAGGGGAGCCTTATTTTTATAAAAAGCGCCTGCCTGGCGTCGGCAAGATGGGGGCTGGCGCAGAAAGTTTTATGGGCCCTTAAACAGATATTTCCCCACCTGGCCGACGAGGACTATTTGAGGCTCCACGCCTGGGCGGAAGGTGTGACGGTACAGCCCGACGACAGCCTGGCCGATATCCTGGACAAGGTGATGGACCGGCGGCAGAACCCGCCTGCCGGGGGAACAAAGGCCGACTACATAAGATGGGCCGGGGAGATCCTTAACGTGAAAAAGGGCTATTGCTATCCATCGGCCATGGGCCTCGGTACGGTAGTGATGCTGATCCTTGCCGATGCCGTGGCCACGGACTCCGAGATCCCCGCCGATCATGCCGATATTACGGGAAGCAATGACAGCGTCGTTGCTTTTAAGCTGGCCCATTCGACGCAGACCTTTATCACAAAGGGCGTTAAAAAAGGGGCGCTTGTTACGAACGACACGTCAGGGACCGAGGCCAGGGTGACGGCCCTTGATAGTGAGAGCCAGCTCGCCCTCGATGCCGATATCTTTACGGCCAGCGGCCAGGACTATACGGTGCGGAGCCTATGCGAAGAGGTACGGCTGCACCTGGAGGCTGAGCAGGCGGTCCAGGCCGAAGGGGGCGTGACGGCCATGGCCCCGGGCGTTAATACCCAGGACGTAACCATGAGTATCACCGGTGGCGATAAAGCGGCCACTAAGGCCGATATCGAGGCCTATATGAATGCGCTGGCTCCGGACAAGACGCTTTATCTTGATCAACTGAGATCTATCGCCATCAATAACGGGGCAGAGTCCACCAATATTACCGCGCCAGCTGCCGATGTGGTCCCTGCAAACTACGAAATGATCCGCCCGGGGGTAGTCAGTGTCACATAAAGATGCCTTGAAACACCTCTTCCCGCTCAAGGAACTGGAGGGGGTCTATGAAGAAGACGTGACCATCGAGGGAAATCACCTCGATGCCGTCGAAGCTGATATCGATGGACTCCTCGATGAGATGTTTCCTCATAGGGCCACCGTCGACACCATTGACGATTGGGAAGAATCCTACGGCATTGTTCCCGATCCTGCCGATACGCTCCAGGAACGCCGTGACCGGGTCCTTGCAAAACGCCGCGCCCGTGGGAGTCTGAAAAAGCAGTACTTTATCGACCTCGCTGCCGCCTGGGGCTATGCCATTACCATCGAGGGCTACCGGGCTCCCCGCTGCAACGAGGCCGTCTGCGGTTCTGCCGTGCTGGCCCCCGAGGGGATCGTCTATGTATGGAAGGTGATTATTACAGAGCAGAACCTTGCCCTGGAGAAATTATTTAATGAACTCAAACCGGCCTGGACGCTGGTCGAATTTGAATATGTGCCTTAAAGGAGGACATGATGCCAAAAACTGAATTGATCGATAAAAATCCGCCCACCGATCCGGGGACAATAATCAAGGCAAAAATGCTGGACCGCTTCAATAACCAGGTACCAACAGGCGAGACTTTTGACGGCAGCGCTCCGCTACTGCACGGGCAGGATATGGGTGCCGCCGACGCCTACGTGGTGGACCTCCTATTCGGTGTCCAGGTATCAAACGGTACGACGGACGCTGTGGCGGCAAACCGCCTCAAGGACTCGACGGCCACCTTTATAACCGACGGCGTTGAGGCGGCTATTAACGGGGAGAACGGATTCGAGGTCCTTAACCTCGTTGACCGGACAAGCACCTTTGTGACGGAGGTCTTGAGCCAGGGGGAGCTGGTCCTTAATGACGACATCTTCCCCGATGTTGCCGACAAGTACGCCATCGGGCGGCACCTCTTCCAGGCACCGGTGGCACTTGTCGAAGGGCTGCGCCTCTCATTCAAGGCGGCCAATGCCAACACGGGGGCAAGTACGCTTTCTGTGAACGGCCTCGGGGCCGTGGCGATAAAGCGGGGGGATGGGTCTGCATTAGAAGTCGGCGATATCAATAGCGGGGAGATTGTTAACCTATATTATGACGGTGTGGACTTTGTGCTTACCGCTGTAAGCAGGCCTGCTGTTGACATGAAAACTAGCCTGAGAAGTTTACAGGTGAATAACTGGACCGAAAGGGCTAATCCGAAAAACTTTGCGCTATACAGTGTCGCCTGGAATGGCTCGATCTTCTGTGCTGTCGGAGAACCCGACGGATCAGACGCTTATATCGTCACCTCTTCTAACGGTGGTATTACCTGGACCGAAAGAGCTAATCCAAAAAACTTTGCGCTCTGGGACGTGACCTGGAACGGTTCGATCTTCTGCGCTGTCGGGGAAGCTGACGGATCAGACGCCTACATTGTGACATCCCCGGATGGTATTACCTGGTCCGAAAGAGCGAATCCGAAAAATACAAGACTGATGGGAATTGATTGGAATGGCTCGATCTTCTGTGCTGTCGGAGAACCCGACGGATCAGACGCTTACATTATTACGTCCCCGGATGGTATTACCTGGACCGAAAGGGCTAATCCGAAAAATATACAACTCAGGCGGATAGACTGGAACGGCTCGATCTTCTGCGCTGTCGGAGCTACCGACGGGTCGGACGCCTACATCGTTACATCCCCGGATGGTATTACCTGGACCGAAAGAGCTAATCC